CTTTTATCATCATTCACCTCCTGGTAAAAAACCTTGGATTATATTTAATGCGCTACTGCCTGCGCCACTTGTAAAGACAAAATACGCCGATCAACGGATGGCAATTAGCAGTACCAACCATTTACGTTTTTCTGCTTTGGCTAAAATTATATCAACTTTACCGGCTCGTTTCGACTCCTTCTTAGAATCCACCGGAACCATAACCAATTTTCCCTCGGCGTTTCGTATTCTCTTTTTCCTGCCCATTTAAAAAACCTTTCCATTTGTGGTACATATAACCCATGCCCCGGTGCGTTCTGCTATTTCCCCCGCCTGGATTGGGCAAGATTCAACAAACCAATCTAATTGTAACTTACTAAATGCGGCCGCTTTATAATCACTGATAGCGCGGGGTTTTTGTCTATCTGCATCGCTGCCGGGAAACATTATTAACCGCTTACACTGGATCCCAAAACGCTTTAACCAGGTTTCTGTTATCGACCGATCTTTTTCTAGTCTGCCGGTAATGATTGCCGGCAATTGTGATCGGCGCGGTAGGTTGTACGGTTTAGCGGTTTCTAGCGGATTGGAAAACGGCATATCGTGGCATAATACCCCGTCCATATCAAACGCCATACGGGAAACGTAACCGCTATTGAATAGATTCCATTGCAACAAATGCGGTAATTCTAATTCTGCCCCGTATAGATCCGGTTTATTCTTAGCCCTGGGGTTTACATATATAGCCGCCGTAACGCCCTTAAACGCCTCTAGTTGCCTCATAGCGGCCCCGCTTGCTACGGTATCATCTACGAACAGAAACCGCGACGGTTCCGGCGTAGCCTTAAACCGTTGGCCGTGGCCAACGTTGGTAACATAACGGTTTTTGTCGATACTATATAACGGTAGGTGTAAATGTGCCGCTATTACGCTGGCCGGTAGCATGCCGGATCTAGGAACCCCGCAAACGGCGTCTATTTCCGGCGGTACACTATCGCAAAACCTAACGGCCTGATGTATCAATTCAACAGTAGGGATTAATCTAGCGTTTTCAAATGCCGGCGTTGAAAACTTCTTATTTAGTTTTCCCTGGCGGCCTTTGCAACCGCCGCAGGGTTTAATACCTATGGCCGATGTTATCCCGGCTATGGAATCCCCCAACCCTTTACGTAATGCACAGTTACGATAGCTGGGGCGCCGGCGGGTATGCCCGCAATTAACGCAACAAACGCCGTTTTCGTTTTCTGTCCATATGCACCGCATCAAATCCCCTTTAAACCAATACCGCTTCCACTATTGCATCCCCATCACTATAACACCAATCCGAAAAACTCGTAGACGCTGATTCACCGATATAATTTACCGTTAGTGTTCCAATGTTATTGTATAACGTCCAACTCATACCACTATGTAAACCGCATTGGTTGGGATGCCCTGGCGGTAAATATTCATAATAAAAATTATAACATTTTTCGGCATAGTCACCGCGCGTTACCGGGTTTCCCTCGTCATCTAATACGACTTCGGTTAAAGATATTTCCATCTTATAGCCCAGGTGCAAACGCCATATATCCGTATAAGTGGTACCGATTAAAATTGGATACTTAACCAGCATTAAACCCGTCCAACCCCATGATTTAGCCGTTGTTAAACCAGTTGATTCATCTAAAACGCTACTGCTACAATATCTATCTCCGATGTAATCATTAAAACCAACGCCCCAATAGCAAATAGTTTCGCCTGGGTCTAAATTTGCGGGTGTATCGTGATCGGGTAACTCAATGCATAACCCATTACCACCAATGCACTGTAGCGTAAATGTATCATTGATAAAATCACACTGTAGGCAATCGGTAGAATCTGCAAACCCGCTTAAAGTAACGTCAAATTCGCCGGTGTACAGTATGCCAGGGAAACTATCGCTACAATTATCGCAACAGTCCACCGGATCCGGTGGATCTGGTGGATCGGCAATACAGCAATTACAACCAGGTGAGTTTTTAGAAACGCCGGCCATAGATTAACCACAATCTTCCATATCAACCACCCAGAACGGTGACCCCTCAACGCGCTTAATGGTTATAAATGTGGACCCATTAACAGCACCGCCCGCGATATTATAGGCCGATACCGATTCCCCCGTATCCGTTAATACTCCGGCGCTCGTTAGATAGTAAATAGATACTGTACCGCTTCCGGCCGTAGTTCCACTTCTGGCGGTTATTGCGCCAACGGTTTTCGCTATCGCCGTTTGTATGCCAATCACCGGGATCCAAAGGCCACTTTTAAAATTACGGGAAACCCTTATGTAACTATCTTCTGGAATCGGGATTAATGAATCGTTGTAAATGTCTAGTTCGTCGCGCTGGGCGTCCTCTAGTTTTCCGTCTTCGTCTACATCCCAAACTTCAGCTTTCCCGCTACCTAGCTGGGTGGTGGTTCTACCGGTGATTAAATCGGTTACCTTTACTAATACCGATTCCTCACGCATCCGCATAGTATTATTGGGTTGGTTTGCTATCCCGCCGCGCAACATACTTAATTGGCTATGTAATAGCTGATGGTCTTTTTTCAGCATCGCTATAGCGCGAGCATTTAATAGATAGCCCTCTGGCATTATATCCCGTCTGATCTAATTGCTACTGGGTCACTCGGTAGGGTAAATGTTCCGATTGTCATGTTAGACGGATACCAGCTTAAATTTGCACCAGGGGCAAAACTCAGCGCCGTGATAGTTTTATCATCCCCCGCGCTAGCACTAAATGCGCCTTCCGTATCTATAAACAAACTGGCTATTGTTCCGCTACTATCTAAAACAAATTCACCGCGCAAACAATCAACAGTAGTTGCCGCAGCGGATCCCAATAACGTCGTTGTACCGTTTTTAACGTGTACCGTTGTTAGGCTTGTTAATATATCAACCTCGGCGCCGAAGTTGTAACAAGTGGTTAAGGTAACGCCGCTTCCGATCTCTACATCCCCCGATATAGCCCGAATTTCACCAACTACGGATGTTTCGCCCGGCTTATTGGCTATGCCAACGCTGCCGCTTTCAATATTGATCCCCGTTAATGCGTCGCCCCTGATGTACAAACCCTTAGTACCGGCGCCGCCGCTTGCCGTTTGTTTGATTTCTAAGGTTATCGCCGCGCTTCTTACATCTAATGTAGTTGTACCTGTACCAGAAAAGTCAACGCTGGTAAAACTCATATTCAAGCTACATTCGGCCGTATAGCCATCTTCAACAATTAAGGATCCAAATTCTGTACCAGAACTACCGCTTATTTCCTTCGGGTAATCCGCAACTAAATATATATCATCGCCGGCGGTAGGGGCCACGCCGCCAATCCAATTTGAAGCTGTCAAAAATGCTGTACTAGTGTTGCCCTGCCAAATCATAACTGCCATTAGTTGCCCGCCTGTTTTAAAACTTTTATAGGTTGTGGATTGTCAAAACCCAGGGGCGCAAAATCGCGCTCCGGGTATACTGCATAGCGCAAGTAAGCGCCGGTATCATTTCCGGCCGAAGTGGCGGCTTTACCGGTTTTGTGTGCCACGTCGCCGCGCCCATCCAATAAAACAGGCTCATCGATCGGTATGCCTTTTTCATCGGTTATAAGCTCGTCAACATAGCTAACAGCGCCGGTTTGAATGTCTACCTTTTTAACCAGTTTTGTTTTCCCCCGGTCTAAAATGTCGAAACGCCAGCCCCGGTAAAGGTCTACATCTAAAACATAATCAACCCGCCAAAATGGTTTTTGTGCGTTCTGCCATTTCCTATTCCCGCTGATCCCCTGGATTTTAGTGCTAAATGGCGGCATTGCCAGTTTAAAATCATTAATGTTTATCAAAAAACGTTTTTTGTTTACGCTGTCTTGATATTTTAACGCCCAGGTTGGGAATACCGCATGGTTCCTAGTTATTGTAATTTGCAACCGGCTGTAATCTATTTCCAAAGGTGGATCAAATCGTTTATGTGCCGAGTTTATTATTGGCTTACCGTTTTTTATTTCGCTGGTTAGATGGCCCGGTGCTGGATTGGCAAACCTTGCCGGCTCTGGGCCGAGTATGGGGTGCAACTTCTGCCGCTGAAATAAATTAACCTGATTCCGTACTATGCTAAATGTTTGCTTCCCAATATATGCGCCCTTTTCCGCTGGGCGCGTTCTTTGAATTAGTTGTATATCAATATCAGGCCCGATGTATTCCCACTCATCCTCCTTGCCTTTAGGGTTTTTCGGCCTTGGCTCGCCGGGTTGGTTGGTTGTTCCTAGATCCAGACCGCCAATTTTCAACGGCTTATACGTTACATCATATGCCCAGCGCATTGATGCAATTTGGCTAACGTTTATTTCCTTCGCTATCATGCTGCGGTTTGTGTCGTTACCTATGTTTTCATAGTACCCGCCAGGCTTTGGTACTCTAACGGCCGTTGTCGGATCCTCCGGGAATCCCAACCCATCTACACTATCGTTTACATCGTCCGTTTCAACTAGAAAACGAACATGGTAAGACGCTTCCGATTCTGGCCAGGTTATAGACCCAGACCGGCTTTTTCTATCAATCGTTACTGCCACTACTGCCATCTATGCCAACCCCGCAACTGCTGCACCCGGTTTATTATTGATTTGCTCTAACAGCGTAACGGCATTAGCGCCGTTACCTGCAATTGTTTGTAATAATTTTTCCATTGCTCTTTGTTGTTTTTCTCGTACCCTGGCGGATACTTCCGCGCTCGTGCCTTTCAGCACTATACCTACGCTAGTGTCTAGGGCTTTTATTTTGGCGTCTAGTTCATCAATCGCCGTATCATCTAATTCTAATTTGAAATTGGCCTGCGCCTCGTCAATTAGCGCGTTCATTTGTTTATCAATTTCGTCAAATACCTTATTGATCGCGATAAGCGCCCCGCCTGCCGCTGCCGCCGCTATTAATAACCGGGCAACGTTACCACTTGCCGCCTTTAATGCTACCTGGGCCGCTGCCAGGGATCTTATAGCGCGGACAATTAACCCGAAACCCTTAATGGCTAACGGTATCATTTTTAGAAAAAACACCCATAGGGCAATAAAGGCCACCCATTTAGCAATTAATACAACCATCTGCTTAATCATTACAGCATTCACTTTTATCCAATCTTTCAGCTTTTTGATAATGTGAATGATAACCCGCAGCGCGTACTTTATGTCGTTGGCAAACTCAAACGCTATCGCCATCCCTAATTCGAGCACGTTATCTTTTAATGTACTCCATAGCCCCGCTATAGCTTGCGATTGTTCGGCCATAGCCGTTGACATATCGCCACTAGTACCAGCTAAAGCCCACATAGCCTCTTGAAGCATATTAAAGCTAATTGCCCCTTGTGTTACCATCTGTCTTATTGCCGCTTCACCTACGCCCAGATGCGCGGCTAGCGCACTTATAGCGGGTACGCCTTTTTCTACCAGTTGGTTCAATGTCTCGCCGGTTAGCTTTCCTATAGACTTAATTTTTCCGAATATCTTAGCTAAGTCTTGTATAGGTATTCCAGAAGCGGCGGAAATATTACCCATCATAAGCAATTGAGCGCCTACCGTTTCGGCTGTCCAGCCAAAAGCTAATAACACCTTAGTAGCGTCTACAAGATTGTCTAACTGAAACGGCGTCGCCGCTGCAAAATCCCTAATTTCCATTAGCAGTTTTTGCGCGTCCTCCATACTACCAACAAAGGTTTTAATAGCTATAGCGTCTTGTTCTAGTTTAGCGGTAGCCGTTATTACAAGTTTGATAGATTGTATACCTATTAGCGCGGCCGCCAATATAGCCAACTGCCTAACAATGCCATCGGTGAAACGTTTAAATACTGCGCCGGCGTTTGCTGTTTGCCGGCGAAACCCGCCAGACATACCGCGCAAACTTTTATTGACCCGGTTTACCCCAGATTCAAACGGTTTCGTTTTTGCAACAAACGTTGTCGCTATGCTACCGATATTCATTTACTAAATCTCGCTGCCATTTCGGCCTCATCCTGCCCCGTATCTATAATTTTATTTTCCCGCTGGCGTTTTGCGTAGGATGGTAAAAAATAATCTAGGTCTACGCTATCGCTAGCTTTACTAGCTACAACGTTATTTATCATGCTGCATACGTAACTAGTTTGTAACCAACGTTCCCCAAACGGCTCGCACCTATAAAATGCAATCCACTCCGCAAATTGCTCGCTGGTGATCCGTTCGAGCATTTCATCAACATTAACAAAACCCAGTTCTAGCGCTAGCCGGTAGGCAAATCTGCGGCGGCCGCCGCTAGCGCTTCTGAGTTTTTTTCTAGTCCTTCGACCTCGTTTTCACCAAACCCACAATGTGCGCTGGCTACCTCAAACAGACGCCCCGTTATATTACCGTCTAATTCATCTAATTTATTTAGATCGGTATTTTCTAACAGTTTTACGCCGTCGTCATCAACCAGGGTTGCAACTATCAAGAGTTTACGCGCCTCGATATTTACCCCGCCTTTGTTGTTTAGAATCTTTTTTTCAAAGTTTCCCTTAGCGCGTTCTGTTAAATTTTGAAACCTAAATGCCATACCGGCTATTTCAGCGGTTTTGTACCGCTTGCCCGTGCAACTTAAAAGTTTTTCCCTACTTATCGTTTTTGCCATCTTCCTCTATCCCCTTTAATTCTGGTTTGGGTGGCGGTTCATTAACTGAACCAACGGCGCCACCTATAAACTTTTCAACTTCTAACTTTACCAGTGATCGCACCGCCTGCGATTGTCTACCGGTAAAACAAATCGGCGACCCCTCCGAAACTCCACAATAGCCGGAGCCGATGCCGTCAATGCGGATTAGCTTAACATCGCTAATCTGTTCGTTTGGGTGATCCTCAATTTTTATTTTCATTATGAGCCTGCCGTGTAGGTTGGTTGGCCGCCCCATTTAACGGTATACTCACCGCTCATAATCTCACCGTTTACCAGGTCTGGCCCGGTGGAACCCGTTAGGAACCCGGAACCGCTCAACGTTGCCGCTGTGGTTTCTCCGGATTTCATCGGGTAGGTAATTGTTACCGTTTCCGATGCGGCTGTTATTGGTGGAAATGTGGAAGCGCTTTGATCCCATTGAAATTCACAACTAAATTCGCCGCCGTCTACTAAATCGGCCGGTTGAAATGTCATGTAGTCCGATGTACCCAGGTGGGAAACGTCTAACGATTCCCGCCCCATGCCAGTCCCGCCAATGCGACTATAAGAAGCGGTGAAACCGCTCGTACCAAAAACAATTGTGGCGCTGTTTCCAGTTTGTGCCATTTTCTATACTCCTTAAAAACTTGGTACTGATTCAGTCAGTACGATTTCAAAACTTAAACTAGTTACGTATAACCCGCCGTCGGAACCATCCGCCGGCACTAAATAACCGCTTGCCCTGCCGCTCAATTGGCTACTTTGTATTGTTTCGCTGCCGGCGCTGCCCTCGTATCCTTGCAACGCCGCCCGCACTTTTTCCCCTAGGTTTTCAGCGGCTAACCTGGTTTCGCTATAACAGGCTACCGTCATTTGACTTGTTACAATTCCACCGCCGCCCGCTATTGTGTGTTCGTGATCGCTGTTTGTCTCATCTATTACAATCGCTGGAAACGTTTCGTTCTGTATTAGTGCATCCGGCCGAATTCGACTAGATACAATATCCGTAACGGCGGATACCGTTAATAAATACGTTCGAATTCCTGTACCGATTCCTGCCATTTATTTATTTGCCTTTTTTGCTACTTTGGCAACTGCGGCCGCTATCGCCTGTTTAGCCTTTGCCGCAACAATACCCCTGGATTTAGCCGCCGCCGCTCGCCGCGCCTCTTTTTGCCAATGGATCCCCGCAACCCTGCCACCGCCACGCCGGCCCCAATAAACGGCAACATGGCCATCATTTACCAAATGGGCATAGGGCGCCGATTTAGCGCCGCCCCTGGTGTAATCATAACCCGCCGTTATTCCCAAAATACCCCGCGCCGCTAATTGCCGTTTATTTTTCCATTTGCTAGATGGTTTAGTTACCACCGCCTTTTTAAGTTGGTTCTTACCGCCTACACGGTTGGCGGCCGTTGCTTTACTCCATTTCATATAACTGCTGGTTTTGCTTGATTGTGGTGTTCTGATTCGGTACTCTTTTTTGATACTAGTACCGACGGCCGTTAATATTTTACGTTGTATGTTTCGCTTTAGGCTATCACTTAAACCATCAAACGATTTTTGTAATGTAACCAAATCCTTTTTAGACATTTTAATAGCGACTGCGGCCATCTAAATATCCTCCGTACAATACAACCACAATTCGCGCTTATGCGTATCTCGCCGTTGTACTGTATCAATATTTAAAATCACGCTGCCCCATTTAACCCGGTGTTCCGGTATTGGAAACGTCCCCGATTCAACAAACCGAATACGAACAATAGCCGCATATTTAGCATCTACTTGCTGGCCCCTGATTACCTCCGCGCCGCCCTTGTAAAGCACTTCGGCGTAAACCGTTGTGTATGTACTCCAGGATTGCGAAATCTGGCCGGCGCTGTCTGCGGTTCCGGCGTTACTTTGCAATTCTATACGGTGTCTCAGCGCGCCGGATCGAACCATAAAAACCCTTCACCTATTTTGTAGTGCGCTAGGATGTTTTGTAATGCCAGGGGAACCACTGACGCAACATTATTAAACGCCACCGCTTCACGATGCTCGAAATAATGCCCAACTAACAGTAATGCGGCCTGTTTGATTCCCTCCGGCGTTGCGGTTGAATCCCCATAGCCACAAACAAACCGAATTTCAACAGCGTCAATTTCACGCCGGCTAACCGGCCAAACTTCATCGAACGCCGGCTGTATAATACCCGGTTCCCTGGAATCCGAAACCTTATATTTGCTACTCGATAACGTTTGCTGCGTGCCGTCCGTATCGATGTATTTAATATGGGTGATCGATTGTAATTGCCCTTTAGGGATGTTGATTGCAACCCGCCCGGCTGGGAATCTATCAACGATTAAATCATAAGTAGCTGTACATATCTGGCGGCCCGTTTCCGCTTCTATGTACATCCTAGCCGCTGTAATATAATCGTTTATCTGCGTATCAAACGTTGTTTCGCTGGAATCAATCGCAATATGCTTTTTAACCTCGGTTGAATCAATAGGTTCATCCGTTGGCGCTGTTATTGTTTTGATTGCGTAGTTATTACTCATCAACTACCTTTTTGGCTCGTTTTTTTGGTGCTTTACGCGCGGCCGATTCAACCACCGGCCGGCGGCTGGGGGGTTTACCCCCAACCGCTTTAGCCTGGTTGGAATCTAAAAGCCTTTTACCTTCAGCATCAGAAACCTCGATTATATCGCCAACGGATTGGCTAAAACTGGTTCCCGCTCTGCTTACTAATAATTCAACTTTCATAATTTCCCCTTTTGGTTACGCCTGAATTAGGTGTTTGATTGGATTTGTTCCCGCGTCCAATAAAACGCTATCATGTCGGCTAAACGCTACAAACCCGGTTTGGTCATAGTCTCTATAGCGCTCATCCATACGGGCAAGTTTAACCCCGCCAGCGTCACGGATTAAGAACTTAGAGAAATCACCAAACAACACGGTTTTTTCGCCTGTAGCAATGCTACTGGCCATTTCCTGGTTAACTACAACGGGTTTACCTAACAACATATCAGGGGCGTCGGATGTTAAACCCGGTTGCCATAGATATTGATTGTTGGAATCCTTCAATTTGCGAACAGCAGATTTAACGCTGTTGTGCATCATGAAACCGGCGCTGCTAGCGTCCTGATAGGCTGGGTCTACGCTTGCGAGTAGATCAATTAGCTCATCCATAGTTATAGCCGTTGCACTTGCAGCGGTTACGCCCAGGGTTGAACCCGTTACGATACCTTCAGGCTGACTAGATCCTGTACCGGTTGTGAAATGTTCCGCAGTAATGCGGCCAATTCTTTCACCAATCATAGAACCAATTTCAGCACCTAGATTAAACGCGCTGTCCTGCATCAACTCAGCCGAAACGCGGATTAGCTTAGAACTGTATTTGTAGGCGTTTAATGTAACGCTTCCATATACTACATCCTGTTCGCTAACCTGGGTGTTTTCCGCTAAGATTGCACCCTTGTTGCTAGTGTCGTTAACGGTTGGCCAAGGAATATCGTTACCCGATGCCGTCCGTAAAACTCGACTAACTCGGCGAGGCCCGCCAAATGCTAACAATGCCCGTTCTAGTTCATTACTGAAACCTTCGGGGATTGTGTATCCACCGGCCGCGTCCGTTGTGCTTTGGGCGCGAAATTCACCACCAAAACCACGCGCGTTGTATGTACCGGCTTGGCGGTAATCAATTTCGAAAAACGCTTTGCGGGGATCTACGCCGCAACGTTTCGCCGCGCTGTATAGATCGTCGGTTACATCCTGGCCAGATTGGAAACGACACCATGCAACCAATGCTTTAGACTTCGTATCGTCCGTGATTGGTTGCGGTTCGTCGTTTCGTTTAGCTTGCCATTCTGATTTTTGGCGTTCTTCGCTGATAGCTTCCAAACGCGCTGAAACGTCTAGTTGTTGTTGTGTCGCTGCTTGTGATTCTAGAATTGAATCGTATTCAGCGTTTACAACATCCCATCGTTCGCGTTCTTCGGCGCCCCAACTATCCTGACTATCGCCCAGGGTTTTAATTTCAGCCGCTAGCGTGTTACGCTGCTCCTGTAGTTCTTGCAATTTATCAACTGCCATTTTATCACCTATGAAATAAGAGGTTTCACGGTGCGCCATAACAAATAGGCCCACCTATAAACAAAAATATTGCCTATAGCCCCGGCCTAAACGGCGTTGCTTTAGAATTTTACCGGGTTTGGCTAATCGCCGCCCGCTGATTGGAATTATCTATAAATCACAATTGGCGTCAAGTTTAATTTGTGCCAATCTGATTTTAACCCGGTCAGATTCCGCAAAATGCTCTTTTTCCCAATTGGAAACCGCTTGTTTTGCTTCTTCTAAATTTTCTTTGGATCTCATGCCGCTAGTGGCGCTTTCGTACGCTGGATATGTCACAACGGAAACATCAAATAGATTAGCGTCCGTTATATTGCGGTAAGTTTGCCCCTCGCTGCGTTCTATTTCCTGGCCGCTACTGTTTACGCTAAACGCAAAACTAGAACCGCTAACGTCGCCCCGGTTTACGCTTTCGGCTAAATCTTTGGCCGTTTGGGTGTTGGGCAAATCGACGTCATAACGCAACCCGGTAGAATCCGTAGATAATCGCAATGTTCCCGAAGTGGTGCGGCCTAATACGTGGTTAGGGTCATGGTTAAACAGCGCCCTAACGTCTTGGTTTTCTGCTAATGCTCTATCAAACGCCCCTGGTTGGATCCGTTCAAAGTAATTATCCATCAATTGGAATTGTGTTCCTGGATCCTCGGCCCGATGGAATACGGCCGCATACCCGCTAATCGTGGTTGTGCCGTCCTGCCTGGTTTCAACCGTTACGGGTTGTTGGTTTGGAAATATTTTAGCCATCGTTGAAAATCTCCTGTTTATATCTTGCGATAGTATCCGCTGAATAGTCTTTTAAAACGGTTTTTAACGCCGCTGTTCGTTGCTCCGGTTCGCTGCTGGTTATTACGTCCTCTATACGCTCGCCCATTTGATTAAATACAAACTGCCCTAAACGCTGTTGTATTTCCTCGGCATTGGCCCCGCTAATGGCCGCAATTAGGTTTACACTATCGCCGGTTTCGGTGCGCAGCTGCTTATTTTCGTCATCTAGGCACGTTTCAACCCAGTTAAAAAAGCCCTCTTTGCCGGATTCCCTGGAAACTTTACGCGCCAGATACCCGGTAAAACGGCCTATAGCCGCATCTAATACCTTATAGGCCGGCTCTAATTGGTCATTTCGGAGCATTTCCGGCACTTCTTCGATTACTTCCGGCTCTTCCTGATCCGCATATTCCATATTGAGCGGCCGTAAATATTTACTGCCCATCTTATCCGGCCGCGGGTTTAGATTCTGCATTGCCCGCACTTCATCCGGTGACAATATCCCCGCTTCGATTCCGGTTCTATAAATCTGGTATTGTGTCGCAATGTCGGCGGCTATTAACGCCCCAACGTTAAATTCTATAAAGTGGCTGTTCGATTCCTGCTCCATTGGGGCAAGGATCTTTAAATAACATTCGCTTTCAATAGTTTTTAACCATGCTGATAGACAATGATTTAAATATGATCGGTTTTCCTGCTCTAGTGAATTATAGCTGGCGTTTGAATCATCGCCCAACTTGTGCGGTGGGATGTTAAACCACCTGGCAACCTCTTTTACTTGCTGGGTACGCGCTGCAACCATCTGCGTCTGTTCTGGCGTGAACTGTGCCTGGTGGAACTTCGCCCCGTCCCGCAGAATTACGGTTTTAAAACT